TATCCCAGTAACTGTATGTGCATCAAGCACTGGCGGATCAGGTGGTGATATTTTAAAGTCTACAATCCAGATTAATGGAAATGGAGATGTAGAACAGGGAACAATCACTATTGCTGGTGATGGATCGTTCACATGGGCACCTAAAGTAAGTGCTTTGGCTTTGGATGAAGATTACCCAATTGCATAGGTGTTAATTAAAAATTAGCATATGTGGGATGCCTACCTTTCCTTGGTGTCCCACATTAGGAAAGGATGTTAAAAATGGAAGAAATTAAATTAAGCAGTGGCATAAAAAAAATTGCAATAAAAGACGAAGACGGAGATCTTATTACAGTTATAACAGTAGATACAGCGAATGCAGACACAGCTAAGAAGTTTGCAGGTGTAATTGATAAATTAAATAATATATCTCAAAACTGTGAAAAAGAAGCCGCCGAATGGAGAAATAACCACAAAGACGATATGAATGTGGATGATAATGTGGATGCAGCATTAGAACTGAACAGCATTCGTGTCAAATATCTTAAGCAGATTACGGAAAGTATAGATGGGTTGTTTGGCGAAGATGCCATGAAACAGATTTACGGAGATATTGTCCCGGATGAACTTGCAATTGTGGAGTTTGTAGAGCAGGTTATCCCTGTTATGAATAAGCTTTTCAATAAACGTTTTGAACAGGTGCAGAACAGATACAATATTAAAAGACGTGGGGCAAAATAATGAACAATGTCATGCTTGACAATTTGCCTACTGAATGGAACGGATACAAAGTAAATACCGATTTCCGCATAGGTATGCAGATTTATATTTTGCAATATGACAAAGAAATGAATGAGTACGAGAAAACAACTTCTATTCTTTATCTTATGTTCTCTGATGAATACGGAGAACTTAGAGACCATCCACAGCACCATGAGTTAAATGAATGTATTTCTTGGTATTTAAACGGATGGTATCACGACAATACCGGCAGTAGCAAAAATACAAAGCGTTTTATTGACTATGATGTAGATCAATGGAGAATATATGCAGATTTTTTGCAGATATACGGTATTGATTTGTCCGTAGCAGATATGCACTGGTGGAAATTTAATGGCTTGATCTGGAATATGCCAAGAAGATTATCTTCTCTCATGGAGGTAATTGAGATCCGACAGAAGAAGATTGAAAAGAACATGAGTTCCAAGGAAAAAGATGCAATCAGAAACGCACAGAATAAATATGCTTTGGAACAGCCAGAAAAAGAGTATACCAGCGAAGAAAAAGAAAAGATAGATGATTATGATCGTATGATGGAAGAAATAAGAAAGCAGAAAGAAACAGAACAGGAAGCATTGAAACAGTTTAAGAAATGAGGGTTTTAGCATGGCTGAATATGATGGCGAAATCAGAATAAAAACGTTGATTGAAAATGGAGAAGCATCAAGTAAGCTCATGCAGATGGAATCACAGTTTCAGAAGCTTGCAAGAGAATCTGATAAGTTTTCCAAGACACTGAAAGATCTGGCAAGTCAGAAGATTCCAACAGAGGAATATAAGGCTGTGCAGATGCAGATAGAAAAAGATACTGCTTCTCTTGGTAAACTTACTGACAGAATGGATAAATTCTTAGAAACAGGTGGAAGCAGTGAAAGCACAACCTTTAAAAGAATGCAATACGACGTTGAGAAATTAACAAACTCAATTAAATATGCAAAAGGCGAGCTTGAAGAAATGGAATCTTTAGGAACTGCTTTTATAGATCCTACAACTACAGAGGAATATAGCAAAGTATCTGAAAAGCTTCTTGATGTACAGAGCAAACAGGAAGTCCTTAATCAGAAGATGAGAGAAACAGTTTCCAATGAGAAATCTATTGGTGCTGGTGCAAAAGACATTGAAAAAGTAGGAAAATCAGCAAAAAAATCCTCTGGCTTAATATCTGACATGGCGAAACGAATAAAGCAGACCGTAGTTAGTTTTGCAATATTCGGTGCGGTTATGAAAGTATCTCAGACCATATCCAAGGCATTTACAGAAGGTATACAGAACATGGCGAAGTATTCTTCTGAATTTAATGGAAAAATGTCTGAAATGGCAAGTGCATCGGCTACATTGAAAAATTCTATTGGAGCATTGACAGCACCTATCATATCTGCATTGACACCAGCAATCGTAACCTTATGCACATGGCTTACAAATGCCATTAATGCCATGAATAGATTTATTGCGGCTATAAGCGGAAAAAGCACTTGGACAAAAGCAAAAAAGCAGCAGGTAGACTATGCGGCATCTCTTGATAAAACAGCCGGTTCTGCCAAAAAAGCAGCTGGAGCATTGGCGGCTTTTGATGACTTGAATGTATTACAGAAAAATGATTCTGGAAGCGGTAGTGGTGGATCTGGTAGTGGCGGATCTGATTTATATGAAGAAGTTCCTACTTCCAGTGATTTGACAAAAAAGTTACAGCCTTTTCTTGATTTTCTTAAGAAAACAAAAGCATCTATTGAAAAAGGTTGGAGCGATACATGGAAGAAACTGGATATTTCATCTCAACTTGTCAACATCAAGGCAAGCGCAGAAAGCATAAAAAATACATTGGCTGATATTTTTACCGATCCATTTGTGCTTGCATCAGTCGATAATTTTGTGCAGACCGTAGCATATTCTCTTGGAAGCATGGCGGCATCCGTGACCAGCATCGGAGCAACGATCGCAGAAAACTTTGTTGGTGGAATGGCGATTTTTCTTGAAAATAATTCATGGGATATCAAAGGATATATTCAAAAAATGTTTGATGTGTCGGCAGACATAGCAGCACTTGCAGCAGATGTATTAGAAGCATTTGCAAATGTGTTTTCAGTATTTGGGGATGAAAATGGACAGCAGATCACAGCTAACCTGATTCAGATTTTTTCGGATGCGTTCATGATGGTTACGGAGAATGCAGCAAAATTTGGAAAAGATATTATCGATTGCATCGTGACACCTTTTGTAGAAAATCAGGATGCTTTAAAAGATGCTTTGGATGGACTTCTTGGTGTGATTGCGGATTTGACAACGACTATATCAGACGGTGTACAGCATGTGACCGATAAAATCACAGAATTGTACGATGAACATATTCATCCGTTTATCGAAAATGTAAAAAATGGAATGAGTGAATTACTAGACATTCTCATAGAATCTTGGGAGACCTATATTCTACCAATTTTGGAAAGTTGGGCTGAAATGTTCGAAGATACATACGAAAACCATTTAAAGCCTGTTTTCGACAATATAATGGAATCAATTGGACTAGTTATAGACATATTAAATGGTCTATGGACAAATATTTTGCAGCCTATTATAGCGTGGGTTATTGAAAATATATTGCCAGTAGTATCACCTATTTTAAATAATTTGGGAAAAAGTGTAAAAGGTACTGTTGATACAATATTAGACTTAGTAAATGTTTTGTTAGCTGGTATAAAGTTAGTATTTTCTGCACTTAAAGTTTTATTTACCAAAGATACAGATAAAGCACTTAGGCACACAGAAAACTCCGTAAGAGGATTTGTGAACAGTGTAATTCAGTTGTTTGAAAGCATGGTAAACCATGTTGTTAACGGTCTCAATTCATTGATTTCTGGCTTTAACAGCATTGGATTTGATTTACCAGCTTTTTTGGGTGGCGGATCATGGCATCCAAGTATTCCGACAATTCCTACTGTAAATCTGCCTCGTCTTGCCAACGGTGGCGTAACAACTGGAAGGACACTTGCAGAAATCGGAGAAGCCGGAAGAGAAGCTGTCCTGCCGCTTGAAAATAACACTGGCTGGATGGACGACCTCGCATCAAAGCTTGCAAGCAAAATGCCGGACTATAGCGGTGCTAAGACAGTAGTACTTTCGGTGGATGGTAAAGA